ATATCGGCGGTTCATCTTAGAGCGACATCATTGCTTACAAACACAAATGGTTTTGATTTAAATTATACAAACCCCTCTTTTGGGCACTTTGAGAACAGAGAATTTGTACTTAAGGAAGATAAGATAAAAAGCGTTAATCAAAATCACGAGAACGCTATTTCTATTACCTTTCCTATTAAGGACTTATTCAAAACAGGAGATTCTCCAAAGAATTACAAAATTCAAATTCGTCTAAAAGATAAAGATGGGCACTTCTCTGGTTGGTCAAATGCGGCCATCTTGAGAGTTAATCTTGGGCTTGAAGTTCGTATCAATGAAATAGAAGCTATTGCTCAGAAGCAATCAGTAGCAGTTACAAGCTTAATTCCACTTGATAGAAAGGTTGTCGAGTGGACGGGCTATTATAGCGATAATAACAACTCTGAAGAGTACGTTACAGAGTATGACTTCTCTCTACTTGCCGCAAACAAGAGCGTCATTGAAACTAGCGGAACGCTTACTCTGAATGACTATGAAATTCCAGTATATTCTTACAAGTTCCACTCTGGAAACTTTGAGAACAATAAAGTTTACTTTCTTCTCTTCCACATAAAGACAAATTTTGGTGGAGAGAAGACGGCTACTTATCAAATTCAAACTAGATACGCTTTCCAAAGAGCTTTCGATGTCTTTGATGTGGAGCCAAATTCAGAGCTTGGGTATAACCTAGTTCATATAGACGCAACCGAACAGTTCGTCTTATATAACGGGCAGAAGAATGAATATCCTATCAAACAGCCGAAGTTTGCAAGAGATAAGACGATAAAAACAATCGCTCAAAATTGGGGTGCCGCAGAAGAGATTACAACTACTCACTTGCAAGTAGACAAAGGCGATAAACTGACTGCGGAAAAGGATAAGTTTCACACTGACGATGGTGCAGAATTAGCAATCATTTTGGCAACATCTAATTTATCTGGAGAGTTTCCAAGTAACGCTCTGTCGGCGGTTTCAGAAGAGAACTGCATACTTAGAGTGAATAATAGAATATCACCAGAGTCTTTAAGATACAGAGTAGGAATTTTCAAGAATCAAAACAAGAAATTTCTTGTCCTAAAGGAAGAGAAATACGGAATTATTAACTGGGCAATCGAACCTTTCCCAACGGGAGACGTAAAGACTACTCAAATTCTAATTGAAATCTTCAAGTCCGCAACGGGTGAACTATCATTCAACCTAAAAAAGATGTTCGATAATATATGGGAGGCTGAAAACTTATGAGTTTAGATATAAAGAATTTTAAAATAACTGAGGCCCCGCAAAATTTTGAAGCTATCCCAGATAGCAAAGCTCCTTTTGCAGACCTTGAAAATGTTTTTGCTTCATTAAAGAGTATTCCTAGCTCTTCTTCTGAAGTAGCAAATAGTTTTGCACAATATGCAAATTATTTATCACAATATATTGCGGCCATTTCCGTGGAGCATCCAAGTCAATCGGAAGTAGAAGCCGCAAAGCAGAGTTGCTTAACAGAATTGAAGAAAATTTCTTCTTATGTAATTACTTCAGACGATTATAACAAGATGATTTCTAGTATAAACGTTGCACTGGAGAGATTAAAGAATTATACCAACCAGTTGTATGCAGACAAGGCCGCAGGCGCAGCCAAAGATGGTTACTACACTTTTGTAAAAAAGAACTTAGAAAGTTTTGTGGCTTATCTAAATGAAGTAATCAAAAAAATCAACGATAGCTACGACATTTCGGCGACAGGAGAAATCTTCTTGCTGAAGTCAATCAACGAAAACTATTTTGATGATGAATTAAAAGCGCTTCTGCTTAGAGCAAAAACTGGACAACCAGTATATACCGTCAAGACCAATACTCTTGGAGAAGAGCCAACAGTTCCTGCTAATGTGAAAGCTCTTCACCCTGTTGTAGTACAGTATATTGACTAATAATGGCTGATTTAATTAAGAAAATTGAATTACCAGATAATAGCACCCCATCACAATTAGCAGGAGAGGTGCAGTTTAAAAGATTGGCGCAGCCGTCAGTAGTTGCTGGAATGGAAAAACACGAAGTTCTCTTATATGGAACTTCTTTACCAACAGACAAAAAGCTTTCTGAACAAGATGGAAGCAATTTTTCTATGGCGGCCATGTCTTTCCTTAGTGCAGAAACTTCGCTATCGCCAGTTACAGATGTGGACAGCACAGAACCTTTTGAAAGGTACTCCTTTAACAAAGAGGATTATGAAGGCTTGCGTAAGAGACTAAATGCTATTGCGCAGTATCTGACATCTAGCGATGCAACAGGAAGAGACCCGTCTGGTATTCTCATAGATATAAATAACTTTATAGAGAATTTTAACAAAGTCCTTTCTACCCTTGATGATGTGGCTAATGATAGAGAAGCAGGAGTCAAAAAAATGTTCAAATTAAATCAAAGACCAGACGGTCTGAATTACCTAGTTAAGAGAATGGGAAAAGGAGACCTCGCTTCTCCAAAGTACCCTACGATTCTCAAAGAGGGTATTGACTATTTATTAAAAATCTATTCTATCCCAGACGTCTCTTATATGTCTACGACTCAAGACCAGCATATTGCAGACGCAGAAAATAGAAATAATTGGATAGAGCTAATTGACTAAGGAGGTATAATATGATTTATTTTGTAAATGGCGGACTTGTTCTGCACCCAACTACAATGATGCCCCTTGTCAAGAACGAGTCTTTGGACGATTATCTAATTCAAGGGGAGCAGTACCTAGACAGTTTTAAAGTAAACAGTACCAAAGTCTTTCAGACAGATGGCGCAGATAAGACATTGCCGATTGGACTAAATGGACTGACAGATAAAGAGAAGTATGATATTCTTACAAACTACGACAAGAGTACAACAATTGCCGCAAACTTCTCTAATCGTTCGATGAATGCGGGTAGCATCTCTGCTAATAGCTCCGCAGAAATAGAGTACTTGAGTCTGCAAAGACTCGGGCCAGAAGATGGCTATAAGTCATATGTGGAAATTGCCAGAGTACCATACGATACCAAGACGGGCCACTTTGAGACGAGAGACTATATTCTTAATGCGAATGCGGTTTATCTTTACTCAATCCGACCAGTTGGAAGGGATAACTCATTCGGCCCTCTTAACATAAAGAAAGCAGCGTTAAATAGATATGAGTACGACTGGATATTACAGGACACAAATACAAGAATTTGTATTATGGACTCTTCTATCTCCAGTTTGACGAATGTTTCCAAGGTCGGAGTAATTGAAACAATAGGAAGTGTTTATCCTGTTGTGAACTCATACTCTAATCTTAAATATAAAACTTTCAGTTATAGTGGAATTGCAGAAGTCGTAACTGACGTGGACAAATCTGTAAGAAAGCAAGTAACAGAAGCCGTATACGGAACCGACCCGCAAGTTAAGACACTTATTGCGGCAGAGTATAAGAAGAACTTCCCAGAATACGCCGCAAGAATTGATGACAAAGTTTTCAATCTTGATGAAATTTTCTCTAATAATATGGCATTAGACCTAAACTATGAAAGGGAATATCGAGAAAGGGTAATGGATATGCTTAATGACGGAAAGCCTAAGCTATTCAAAACCGCAACAGAGGGTCTTATGTACGTTAAACTATATAACGTTGTGCTAACTCCAAAACAAGAGTTGGGAAGATACGTTTATAGTTTCTCTTGCAATGTGGTTCAAGTTGGAGACGTTACGGAAGATGTTATTAGCAATTTCATTTATACTAAGAATTTAGCGGAGGTGTAATATGCAATTAAATGCAATAGATACATTAAAATCTTCATTACGCCACGTTAAAATTAGAATTGACTTGCTCAACTGGGAAGAGAAGAAAATCGGAAGTTTAGAAGGAGACACCATCAGCGGGAACATCTCCATTGATGGTTCTTCTATTATCCGAAGAACAGCATCCTTCTCTCTTAACGTAACAGAAAGTAACTATAATATCCACGACCCAAACAACCCAATCGCTTTAAACAAGAAGATTAAGATTTGGGTTGGCGTGAAAGACCAAACGAAGCCCAATTCAGATTTCTGCTGGTTCAATATGGGAATTTACGTTATGACGAGAGTTAATCTTTCGGTCAGTACTGGTGGACAGACAATTTCACTGACGGCGCAAGACAAAATGTGCTTACATGATGGCACAGTAGGAGGTCGTTTCGATTATACCACTCGTCTCGACATTGCCAAAGACACAATAAATGTTGCGAACAGGGAATTAGTAAATTCTGCCGCAATCTTAACCAGTGAGTTGAACACAACAGAAGAGAGCGATATAGAGCAGAAAATAAAACAAGTCCTTGCAAAGCTAACTGAACTTTACTCTAATGCTCAAAGAGATTCTGCTTCTCTCGACCAAGATAACGATACGCTTGCAGGAGACATACAGGCCGCAATCAAAGACTTCAATACTCTTTTGTTTAAGTTTAAATCAGAGGGTAAGAATAGCGCTTATAAGGCGCAACTAACGACTTGTCAATCTGCAATGAGTATTGTCCAGAGAGGCTCTCTCGAAGAGAAGCTTACTCTTGCGGAAATTATCAAGTATGTTGCAGAAGAAATCGGTGGAGAAGCGCCTGGTCGCATTATCATTTCCGATATATCTGATTATGTTAGAACGCCAATTCTCCTTAAAAAGGGGGATATAATAAGAGACTTCCAAGGACAAACAGTTACTGTAGATAAGGATAAAATTGTTTACAAACTCATTAAGCATATATATCCAACAGAACTGACACAAGCTGCAAATAGTTCTGCGGCGAGCGCTTACGCATCAATCAACAAGGCTCTTAATGATAATTATGAGTTCTTCTATGATGTAGAGGGATTCTTCCACTTCCAAGAGAAGAAGAATTATGTTTATACAACGGGAATAAGTGCTTATGATTTGAGAACAGTAACCTCTGTGAATTATAAGCCAACCTATAATAATAGTGCTATCATATTCAGCTTTGCAGATGACCGCATCAATACGGCCTATCAAAATGTTCCTAACTGGACGAATATAGCTAATGACATTTTCGTTTGGAGTACGCACGACAATAGAACAATCGGTTATCACTTAGTAATTGATGAGAAACCAGAAGTACCAAATGGAATTGTTGCGACCTACGACAAAGGTCTGGAAACGATGGACTGGAGAGAATATATTATTCACTCGTACGACATTGGCCTTGGAGGAACGCATGGAGACCTCAAGACGCCAACAAACAAGAATTTAAAATTCCTCGGTAGAAAAGCAGATGCCGATGCCGCAGATTTTAAGGCTAAAAACTCTTTGAGTGAACCTTATGATTATATATGGTACAACTCAACTGCGGGAACGTATATGTGGAATAATGAGGTATATACCCCAACTGCTTACGGCGTTCAGCCAGACTATTACCAAGAGCTGTCTACAATATGGAAAGAAAACTGGTTTGACAATAAATTCAATTATAAAGTAAGTACAGACTACTTTCCAGACTATAATATGGATATAATAGACAATGACTCTGACTTGTCTAAATACTCTGTTCACACCATTGGCCGCAGAACTTTCGCAATAACAGATAACAATGTAAAGAGTCTCTTCCCTACAGAAGTAGAAGATATGCTCCTTATCAAAGACGAAGCTTCTTATGCAGCGCTGAAAGAGCGTTCAAATGAAAACGTTCTTCCACTAACCAACGAGGAGGTCTTCTTCGTTGATGATAAGATGATAAACTTCAAGAACGTATCAACTATCTATAAAGACGCTTACACAACATGTCGTCAGTTGTTATTATCAAAGACAACAACAAATGACCAAGTAACAATTTCTTCGTTGCCGTTCTACATGTTAGAAGTAAATAACAGAGTTTACGCATATAACAAGAAGGCCGCAATCAATGGATATTTCTTATTAGACAAAATTACATTCGACCTCTCTCTTGGAGGACTTATGCAATCAACGCTAATCAGAACGGGCTTCTTAGATAAAATATAAAAACGCTTAGTAAAACTAAGCGTTTTCTTTTATATATGTGTGCCCAATGCAAACTGCATCAGCCACGTCCTCATTTACGATTTTTCCGTACTCTCCAATTACAAAGGAGATTGCAGCCATCTTCTGCTCTTTTCTATATTTAGATGTAATTCCTACGACAGACTTCCAATGGCTTGGAGGAATAATTGCATAATCAACTCCAAGGTCTAGACAAACATTTATGATTGCACCCTGCAACTGCGCAAGAACTTTGTAGGTAGTAATACTCACAGAATTTCCGCCTGCAAAACGTTTGCCGTTAATTCCAGTTTGAAATTGAATATCCTCTAAAACCACCGTAACATCATCGGAAGCTTGCGCCGCAGCTTCTACGTTTCGTCTTAACCAATCGGTTATTTCATGTATTCTTTCTTGTGCGTCAAGCCTACTGTCTGGAACGAATTGCCCGACTTCGGACAAAGCACCATCTTTCCAAACACTTGCCCCGCAGCAAGAAGTCGATTGGTCTAAGGCGATTACAATTTCATTTGCCGCCACTACTACCGAAACCTCCATTTCTTTGAACAGAAAGTGGTTCATCGTCTCCAGTAGTCTTATATTCGGAAATAATTGCTTGCGCAAAGCGGTCGCCTTTCTTTAGAATGATATTCCAAGGAGAAAGGTTGTAGACTGGAACAAAACACTCTCCTTTATTATCACTTTGAATATAGTCTGCATCAATAGTTGATGGAGAATTAGGAATATGAAGCATGTTCTTCGTTGCCACTCCACTACGAGGGACAAACATACAGTATTCATTGTCCGCAAGCTGAATAGCAAACTTAACTGGGACAAGAGTTGGCTTTAAGCCCCATCTTGTTACTCTTGCGGCCTGTTCTTCTAGGGTATAGACAGCTTTCTCAAATGGAGTTTCCATCTTCGCAATCCCCACGATAGTCTGCCAAACAGATGGAATGATTGTATCTTCTGCCGCACGAACGTCATACCCCGCAGATAGCGGAGTAGCTCTTTGCGGCATCTGTAAGTCTTGGTCTCTACTCAGGTCGATAAACTTACTCACCAGTAGCCACCTCATCTTGCACGTCTAAGTGCTTAATCTTCACGATAAGTTCCCACCACTCTACTTTCTTTGCAGTTGGTTTGTGGTACTTCACTTGAGAATGCTCAAGGTTGCCTTTTTTCCTAATTACTTCCAAGTCTGCATATGCGGACTGCTCGTCCCAGTATAAATAGGACGTAATCGTATAAATAATTTTCTTTTCTTCTTCCATTATAATCTCCTTTCAGCTAATGTAAGATAAAATTCACAGCATAGAACTTCTTTGAACGGAACTTGAAAAAGTTTGAATTGATTACATGGACGGTGTTATCACAGTTATTAGGTCTGATGATATCACTATAAAATCTTCTCAAATCTCCCGTTTCAAAAACGTCTAAAGGAATTTCAATTCTCTTGATTAGCTTTTCGTTTTCATCAAAAATCAATCCTTGATACTGACGACTAAAAGTCAGTCCATTGATTTCTAATGTGTTTCTAACTCTTTCGCTCATAATTGCACAACTCCTTTCGTATAGTCGAATAACATATAGACGCCTTTGTTTGTCCAAAAGGCAAGGGCGCTCTTATCTTCTTCAACGTACCAGTCAACAAGGTCTTCTGGTAAGTCTCTGAACATAAAATCTACCATCTCTTTTGCGGCGGCCCGCTTATCTCCTCTTAAGTCGAAGATAGTAACGTATCTACCAAGGCCTTCTGCAGGAACACCCATAAGAGCGACGTAGTGAACCATAATATTCTCTATATATTTATAGATAGAATTTTCCATTTCTCGCTCGGCGTCTAGAGTTCTTATTAGTGGTCGAGCGTTCTTATAGCGCTCTTTGTTGATGTCATATAAATTCATACTTTTCACTTTCCTTATAATAATATTATATCTTATTTTTTGAAAAAAGTCAATAATCTTTTCCCAAATATAATATTCTTTGATTAGAACTTCCTCTTAGCTTAAGATTTGGGTCTCTTAGGTCGAAGACAAAACGACCGTCTATGAGGACGTCTATATATTTTAACAACTCGTTTAAAGTTGGGTTATCTCTTTCTTTTAATTCTTCTAATGTATAACCAGTCCAGACATAAATCTTGCGATGTAGTGCCGCAATCTTCTTTGCTAGATGTAATAGCGTCTCTAGGTTGCGGTCAATTAGCGGCTCACCGCCAAGGAAGCTTACTCTTACAATATGGTCTTTCTTAACAAGAGCCATAAACTCTTCTTCTACTTCTGGCGTCCATTCTTTACCAGCATTGCAGCCCATATTCCATGTCTCTGGGTTGAAGCAAAACGGACAATGGTGCGGGCAGCCCTGCGTAAACAGGGCCACTCCGATGCCATAGCCGTTAGTAATGTCCATAGGACGAATACTAGCGTATCTCATAATATCACCTCTATAATTCTGTTTCCTTGTCTTCCAAGTGGACGTAGCGGTTAGCTATGTCCTGCAATCTACCTTGGTTAGGCATTGTTGTACTTATATACCTTTATACCCTCGGTTTCCCGATATTTTAGTAGGGGAGTGGACTATTCCTTGTAGAACCTCCATTATTGTTCTTGGTTGGTCTCTACCGATAATTGTAGTCTCTGCACCTTTTTATCAATATATTCTTGTATTTGTTTCTTTCGGTCTTGCGGAATATCAGGCTCAACTTTTCCTTTGTATTGATACTCACCAAACAAGATGGTTTCTGCATGCCATCTAGCATAATAAGCCTCTTCTTCTATTTTGTAAGAGCCTAAATTGATAGCTTTCTGATGTATTTTTATTCTTGCGTAATAAGTGTCTCCATGGTGGTCAACACCTCTTGCGGTTTTCATGTTCATAGCGTTTTGAGATTTGTTTACAAGCCTTAGATTAGCCTTTCTGTTGTCTAACTTATCTCCGTTAATATGGTCTACATATATATCTTTTTGTCCTATTATTCCCATAATGAGACGATGCATGTGATAGCCTTTTGTAGTGCGGGTACCTTTGTAATAGGCATACCCCCAAGATTCTGTCCATTTCGTATATCGGATTTTTTCTACATCATCTGCATCTATTTTACATAAGCTTTTAACAGAAAAATCGCTATTATAAAGACACACATAAGCAGTATCTCCATCTATCCTAATTTCATTTCTGTCGAAATTTGTTCTTGGAGAGGTATCTTTTATTTCTCCTTTTTTGTGCTGCTTATAGTGCTTATCGCAATAAGTGTGTCCGTACGCCTTTATTTTTCTAAATTTTGCCCGCCCGCAAACGCAACAAACATACATCGGTTGCCCATCTATCATAATCTCTTCTTTTGATGGGTCATAAATTTCAATTTTATTTAATATTTTCATAATACTACCTCTTATCTACTTCTACATTGATAAACTTGGCTCAAGATTGTCTCGCTTCCGCAGGGAGTTCCCTTGAGTTTCTATCGTTGATTGCGGCTATTCTTGCAAGGTACAACAGGTCTTTGCCGCAAACTCTTCTACTGACATTCATAAATTCTGGACGTCTTTCACCACAGAATGGGCACTCATATCCTAAGCGACCATTCCGTTCTATTATTTTAATTTCTCCACTAAATCCGCACGTCTTACAGTAATCAGACTTAGTGTTAATCTCTGCATATACGATATTCTCATATATGAAGTCGATAACTTGTAACAGAGCAGGGATATTTCTACTCATGTCGCCGCTTTCAATGTAACTAATTGCCGAGTATTAAATTCTCTTTGCGGAAGTCTCTATTGTTTCCATTCTTAAAGGTTAGAACTTCTTTGCCGAAAACCGTTTTCGCAAGAGTTCGTTTTTTGTCTTTTATTCCACAGACAACTTGTCCTCTGCTTAGCCGCCACTTCTTGTACTTAACTTTCTCTAGCTCTTCTACATCGACTAGAAAAGTACCTATCGGCTCATTCTTTTGATTATACAATATAAAGATGGCAGTTTTTCCTTCTCTTATTATATAATTATTCAAATCGTGAACAGTTCTTGGCGTTGTGTCTATTGGTTTTCCATATTTCTTATATTGTTTGCGATGCTTTGGACACAACCATTTGCCGCAAACCTTAGAAATTCTGTTCCCGCTTCTTCCGCATATATCACATTTTTTCATTTTTACCTCCGACTATCTCTTAGAGTAAGTGTCTTTACACTTTCACTCCATCTGCGCTTCGTGCGGCGCCCATCTTCCGCACTACAATTAGTCTGTACACCTTCCTTCCTTAAGGCTTGGCACGGTATTGTGCATTGCATATCTACCGTTAGCAGATTTCTCCACACCCCTAGGCAGGGTTCACAGATTTTAGGGTGGCTACAAAGGACTACATTTTAAGCAACCACCCGGAGAGAGCTCTTGGAATTTAGACTCAATTTCAATTTTCTTGAATGGGTCAATCGCTTCTGCTGGCGTCACGTGATAACTGTTAGTAATATAATCTCTATCTTTACCATCAATCTTCACGAACACGTCTGCGCCAAAGCGCTTCTTCAAGCTCTTAGCAAATTTATAAGTTGTTGACTCAATAGGAGAGCCATATAAGGAATAATCGACATCTTCCTCTGCCTTCCATTGATTACACTTATCGTTCAAGGCTTGCATAACCTTTAGACCGAATGCTTCTCCAATGCCGCCATCTGTATGTGAGTGGCCAGTCATAACCTTAACGCACTCATACAAGCCAGCATATCCTAGAGAAATTGTTGCGTAGCCATGGTGAACTAGCTCTGACAAGCTTTCGCCCGGCGCCAGTCTAGCCAATGCCCCATGTTGCCATAGGATTGGCGCTACGTCTGATGTGGTCTTAGATAAGCGGTCTACCCTTAACTTAAGACCTTTGTGAGCAAGTTCTGTTCTCTCTTCAAATATCTGCCAGAATTTATCCATGTCACCATTTGCGGACAGGGCAATGTCTGGTAGGGAGAGAGTTAGGACTCCACAGTTGACTTTAGACTATCTCTTCATCTCTTGATGCGGCACGCTTCGATTAGTGATAAAATCCAATCTACTTCCCTACATTCATCGGGAATAGTCGTTACACTTTCTCGTTATCTTAACGAGCTTAGCACGGGATTATCATAACTGACGTCCCCCGTTAGCAGATTTCTCCACACCGCTTTTTCTTGCGTTCATGCCGTTTAACGTCGCCCCAACTTTTTAGTCAAGCGACCATAATACTTCGATTTTCCATCATAATTCTTTGCTTTGGCAACGTTGCCGTATTTCTCAGTAACACGGTCTGGTGTTAGGAAACTTCGGCATCCCCTTAATGTTCGCTGTAATTCACTACATTACAACCGTCTCTTAAACTGCTATGCGTCGCCGCATAGAACAGACTATATCATTCTCCTGTATTGCACAGGAGCGCACCGTTTCGAGCGCCAATTGTTTGCGCCCTACAATTAGTCGTTAGGCTTTCTTTTTAGCACGGTAAGTTGTCTGTTTGGCAGAGTTTCTCCGTTTAGATGCGTTTTCGAGCAGCATTACTGCTGCAAGGCACATATCTTTATGCATGGATATACGTCGCCTTTGAGTTCGAGCATCTTCTTCTCTGAAATATAATCAGGCGTGAGCCGAATGGAGCTGCACTTCGCAGCCAATTCTGTCAGCCAATAATACTCTGAACCCGGTTTTGCATTACTTGTCGATAAGCAATACAGTAGTTTTGGGAATGCGACTGTAACAGGTACACCCTTGTCGTTCTTCATCCCCGCAATTCTTTGGTCTAGGAACTCTTTAATTAGCATTGCTAACTCTTCTCTGTATTCTGTGGTCTCGTCGAGATACATGAATACCGAAAGAAATGGAGACTGCAATCTCCGTTGGACTATCTCTTCACCCTCGTCTTTCTCGTTCGGGTGGTGTGCGCTTCGATTGCGGACTTGCACCGCATATCTACAAATTAGTCTCTACACCTTTCTTACGACTTGGCACGGTATTGGTACTTGACTTTCACCGTTAGCGCAGCTCTGCTGCACACCCTATATTTATAGGTTCACACACTACTCCTCTAATCATTACTGATTAGCGTGGCCAGCTCTTTTAAAGTAACCATTGGTCGTAGACATACTATTCACTTGATAGTTAAATGTCTGTACCGCATCTGCTAATTCTTTTTGTAAATCTTCTTTTGAAAACTGCTCAACTTGTTCCTTAGTTAAGCCTCTTTCTGCGTACTTCTTCACATAGTAGTTGTAACTGTCTCTTACAAATGGTGCTAAGTGCGTCAATGTAACAGTTGCGCCCCTCTCTAAGATTTTGTGTTTCTTAAAGCCAGACTATTTCTTGGTGCATTTTTTGTAGCACCCGATACGTATAGTCGTTGCAGTTAATTGTAGATAAATTTGAAAGTATGTGGACTTGGTGTTTCTCCAGAAATATATCTTTGAGTTTGTGTTTCAGATTTTCCTAGGAAACGTGCAAGTGCTTTTATAGTCTTAAATTCGTATTTCTCATCTAAGATTATCTTTGTGAATTTCCCGTTTCTCTGATAGGCACGATTACTCGGCCTACCAAGCTTGTCATAAGCGTGTTTATTATTCTCTGAAACGCTTACCCACTCAAGATTACTTGCCGCATTATTAAGCCTGTCTCCATCTATGTGGTTTACAATGTCTTTATCTTCTCTCCATCCATCAACCCAAGCCTTAGCTACTAGTCGATGTAGACGATATGTCTTGGCTTTTCCAGTATCTAAAGTTAGGTGAACTTGTAAATATCCAGAGATAGGATTCGGTTCAGATTTAATTTCCGCAAAGTATTCTTTGGTTTTATAATAAGTTCTCACTCTACCCATATTAGATATTTCATATCTTGAAGCCCCTAAAATAGGCTTCCATAGCTCACCCTCTATAGAAGAACAGACTGTTCTTCTATTTCTTAGCTTTCGTCTTCTGTCGTTAGCATGTCCTCTACTTGCCTTTGCTTCAAGAGCTTCTCTGATACCAGAAGACCATCGTTTGAGGGTGGAAAGAAAGTCCACTTTTACGCCTAATTCTTCTGAGATTTCAGTCCATGGCTTATCATTATTCAATTCTTTAACTATGTGTTTCTCCCATCTGTTCAAGAATTTCTCTGTTGATGGTCTTGGTCTCTTGCGACCCTGTCCTTGAACAAAACGCCACTCTTTATTTATAATATCTACCAACAATCTTCTGTCTAGCATCAAACTTCTTGCTATTTCAGATTTTCCTCTCCCCTCATCTTCATACATGTGGGATATTACATCTTTCATACTTTCAATTTTTTCTCTATTGGTCATTTCCAAACCTCCAATCAATCACAAGATTATCCATTATTGGCCTTCCACCTAGGACTCCCTTGTTAGCCTACTCATAGTAGACACCCGCCATTAGCGGTTAGTATCGTTTTAATTCGGCAGCTTTTATTGGTAAACCGAATGAACTCGAACATACGGCAGCAATCACCTGCGTGGCAATAGTAGAAGCCGTAATTAGTCGGTGTGGTTTTTCAATCATCACACCATTTACAACCGTTCCGTTCTGCAACATATCATCGAGATTGATAAGTTCGCAGTTGTGAAGAGTTTGTTGTGTCATGTAGTCTATATCATGAAAGTGAATGTATCCTTCGTCATGTGCTTCAACTACATCTTTTGGCAAGATATAACGTCTTGCATAGTCGGTACTTACGATGCCCGCAAGATAATCTCTTTGCGTAGTAACGACCGTACTGTTCTTATTGGAGTTCTCGTACTTCCAATAATCGCTCTGTCCACCAACTAGCTCTCGGATTGCGTCGTCGATAGTGTTCTTACGAGCGAGATTTCTTTTCTCACGATAGAGGATGTAGGCTTTAGCAACATCTTTGCGCTTAGTCGCCATCAGTCCTTTCTCTGTGAGGTCGCCGATTTTTTCTACGTCTAAGATTTTGTCACTCTTCTCTGCTTCGGCTTCAATGTAGTGGGCAATATTTTTAGCCTTTGCTTCCGCAAAGGCGGTTACATCACCGTCTACTGCTTTGAACGCCTTGAGAACAGCGACCTCAATCTTTGAGGGGTCAAAATCGACAATTCTACCATCACGTTTCTTAATTTTCATTCTCAACCTCCTTTTAGTTTTATATGCTTGGAATGAGCATGAATAATTCTATAATAAGGCAACTCCTAAACTTCTAATAAGAGTTACCGCATTTTTGAAGTCGTCGCTATTGTTGTTCTTAATAGTTACGACTTTGGGATATTCTTCCCGCATCTTGTTTAAGACCTTCGGAGAGAAATCCTCTGCGTCCGCAATATTGCGGCGGCACATTTCTAGCACCTGTTCACCGAAACTTCTCAGCAGAGAGCGGGATAATCTAATGTCGGCATCTGACTCAATTATCACTACTGTAAGTTCTACTAAACCTGTTGCGGCAAGCTGCGCTATACCTCTTGGAGTAAAAATACCGAGATTTATTCTATCTTCCTCCAATTCGGCTTGCATTGTGCCATACGCCCAACCATTGAAGTGCTCGAGTTCGAGCAATCTTAAGTTGGGAATATCGCTATCATCTACGAAGTAGTAGTCTACTCCGTCGACTTCTGTTTTTCGTTTTGGACGAGTCGTCACGGAGACGATTTTGTGGAAAAATTCACTCTTATCATCGTCTCCAACAACTTCGTTCAAAATCGTATCTTTGCCCACTGCGGACTTGCCGCAGAGAGCGATGAGTTTATATTTCTTCTTCTTGTCCTTTTCTTGCATAAGTATATTCTATCTCCTCTCCGTTAATCTTAGTAATTAACATTAGTCTGTGTTTCTCAAGGGTTGTCTTATATTTCTTTGGCATGAAGTTATTACCATTCCTGTATCCGACAACCATGATTTTATTTCCAGTTGTAAACCAAGACTTCTCAACTACTGTCTTTTTGCCGTCTACAACTTCTGATATTTGCTTATTATATAATGCATAATAATCTTTATTTAACTTGATTGGAACAACCGTTCCATCAACATCTAAGATTGTAACAATATGCTTTGTATTGTCTTTCGCAATTACTGTTCCCATGATTTTTGAAATCTTCCAGAGAGGAATAGTCTTTCCATCTCTTGTTGTGAAAGTCTTCTCAACCTGCGGCTCAAATGGTAAATCAGAGAATAGATTTATATTATACTTTAATCTATCCACCGCCGCAAGCTCATGTTCGTGCCAGTAGAAGTTCATTGAGTCCATTTCCCACTTGGAGATTGAACCATTTGCTCTCTTCTCCCATTCTGCTTGGAACGCATCATAATTGACTTTTGCCAACAACTCTTGCAGATTATCTGCAATATACTTCTTAGCAGGAAGCATGCTCTTGTCATACTGCTTCTTCCACGTCTTTTGACTGATAATCATGTTGCCATTCTTATCTTGCGTCAACGCATTGAAGATGTCTGGATAATTTGCAGACATAAAGTTCTGCACTCTTTCATCACAGATATAATAGCTATCTCCAACTTTAAACTGTGGCTGCTTCATATATCTAGTTACCTCAAACGCCGCACGAGAAGTGCTTAGTTCTTCTGGTAAGTAGCCACATCTTAGCAACATCTGATAATTTCTTAAATTCAAAGTTGTCTTTGGTGGAACAAGAGTAAGCATATATTTCTTCATCAGCGCTTCTCTGTCTTCTTCTATTTCATCAAAAGACCCCGCCTTGATTAGAGAGATAATAGATGGCATCTTTATCTTAACCTTACTCATAAAGTCCGCAAAACTTGTGAATGGTCTTGCGGCCATGATTACTTCGATTTGGTCGTCTCCAACCCCTCTTAACGCCTTAAGAGAGTAGTAAATCTGATTTTTCTCTGCGTCTGGCGCAAAGTCTTTCTGAGCAGAGTTGATATAAGGTGGCACTACCTTGATACCCGCCTTAAGAACTTCCCCTAAGCTCTTTGCAACTTTATCATATTTAATTACAGCACTCTTCTTTGCGACTTCTCCTCCATTGTCGTCGTCTTCTTCCTCTGCGTCTTCAACGTCTAAATCTTCATACAAGAAGTCGGCACCATCAGAAGTCTCTTCAAACTCAACGTCCTCTACTGTAGATGCTTCAATATCAAGAACAGCACAGTTCCAAAAGACCTCTGGATATTTAACTGTTAATAGTGCTTCTTGAACCGCAATTACAGAGTAAGCCAATGTGTGCGGCGCACTGAAGCTATAACCCATTTGTGGTTTTAGTCCAGTATCCCAGACATAAGTTGCTAATCTCTTATTTGGAGTCATTTCAAATAGCTTATCGTGAAGCTCTTGAATTTTATCCATTTTCTTTTTACTGATAACTTTTCTTGCGGCGTTCGCTTCCTTTAGAGAGAAGCCCGCAATACGTTCGTCCATCAGTAATCTCATAGCATCTTCTTGCAACGAGATTGTTCCATAGTATTGTAGATAATATGGTTCTAATACCTTAATATCTTCTTCTGTAAGTTGATATTCTTCTCTCATTTCTTGATACCATAACTGAATGTTATCTCTGAAACGAGCATATCTGTCAATAGGCATTTCCGCACCATCTTCTGCCATAAGTCTCATTGTCGCATTAGAAGCAGATAGTTCCAACAGACTTCTTGGTTGCATCTTTTGAATAGCAATCAATCCTTGGTTACTATTAAACTGGAAGAGAGACAATACCTTTCCGCTGCAAATCTTATCCCAAATTCTCTCATCTTTGAAGTCGATAATATCAGGATGAAGCACTTGATTATATGCTTCTCTTAATGATAAATTCTTATCAATATATCCGTGCTCTTGCAGAAGCTCTAAGCAACGACTAATCTTTGCACAAGCATCTGTTACAAGCATATCGTACTTAATCAAACCAGCATCTTCAAGTGGATATAGGGAATAAGCACTTGTAATCTCTCCACTAGGAGTTCTTGTAATTGGCGTATATTTCACCATATCATCAGAAATGACGACTCCTGCGGCGTGTCTTGTTCTCTTATCGATAATGCCCTCAACACCTTCGATAATTCTCGCTAAGCCGTTATATTTATTTACTTCTTGCAAGAACGCTACGTTTGGCTTGCGGCCTTTGTCTTCATTTCCATATAGCTCGTCTTTAACAGGGAATAAGAAACCACGTTCTTGTCTAACCAAAGACGCAATATAGGCAGAAGTATCATTGTCTAATCCATGAGGATATTCTTCTGAACGATACCCCTTACAAGCAACGGCTACTGCCGACTTCGTAGTAATCGTTCCATATGCGCCGACCGCAATGGCATTGATTTCTCCCAACTCACGCTTCATTTCATTGATAAAAGCGTTTCTTGAGTTTGGAGACAGGTCAATATCAATATCAGTTGTGATAACATCTCCGATACTTCCCTTATTTAAAAATCTCCAATAAGGTAAATCGTTTTTAATCGGGTCAATTTGAGTAATTCCTAATAACTTATTACTCTCAAAGCAACAAGCAGAACCACGGCTTGGGCCTACAATACTATTAACTTCCCAAATCTTGTCAATAAAGTGAGATAAAGTATTGAAATAAGCAAATAATACGGTTCCGAAATCTTTCCCGACGAAGTCGATGACTTCTGCTTCTGTTTCGATACGTGAAAGATATTCGTCATTCCACAAATTTTCCTCTTTGAGTTTATTCAGACAAGCTCTTGTCCAGAAGCGCTCCTGCTCGTCTTCAGAATTATTTAATCGAGAAAGCACTTCATATTTAACGATTTCTTCGTCTTTGTATTTTTTATTTAACTCTGGAACAGGAAATCGTTGTACTGCCTGTTTCTTCGTTAAATCGTAAAACTCAACCTTGGCCGCAATCTCTAAAGTGTTCTGAGCCATTTCATCAATCTCTTCTTGAGAGAAACTTGATGAAAGTTCGTCTTCTGCTTCCTGCGGTGTCATCATATATGAAGATGCATAGAAAGAATCTACTTCTCGTTCTCCTTTATTATCGCTCTGTAAGAACGCTTTGTGGATAAATCTATCTCCTTTTCTAAGATAGTGGCTATCGGTTGCAAAGACAATTTTAGTATTTGTTGCTTTTGCAATATTATAATTCATTCTATTGACTTCGTTCTGTTCGCCACTGAATTTATTTGGGGCGCACTCAATGTAGAAGTCCTCTCCAAACAAATCTTTACACCAGACAATAAAGTCTACTAAATTATCATACGCTTCCTTCTCCGCAACACTATTATCAGCTTTTCTTGCTTGAGAAAGCTTAAGAGAGTTTACAGAGAGAAACCCTGCAAGGCAGGCGCTGCTGGCCATAAGATGTCCGGGATTCTTAGATACAACTGCTTCTAATTCACTTCTAAGAGTCGGTGTTCTTACCAATCCTCTTTCTGTATATGATTTATACCACGCAATAGAGGACAGTTCGCTCAACTGTCTAAAACCAATTTCGTCTTTTGCCATCAGCAAGAAGTGATAAAATTTTTGCCCCCTTTCTCTGCTGTCTGTTAAATATATTTCATTTCCAATACCAATCTTAAAATTTTCTTCGTAGGCTGTCTTGGCGACAACGTTTATGTCTTTTGCACCAGCCAAAAAGTCATGGTCTGTGAGGAATAAACCAGCAAGACCAATTTCTTTGGCATATTTTACCATTTCTGGTATCTTGTTGATACAGTCCTTAAAACCACGACAGTTACTATATTCAGAGTGGTTATGGATACTAAAGTATGTTTTCAAATCTTAGCCCTCCATTTCCTTATATTTATATTATATCATATTTTTATATGCTTGTCAATTATTGTACGTAAACTAATTTCTTTTGCGCACGTGTTACCGCAGTATATGCCAACTGATGCTTTGTAAGAGGGTCTCCCCAAATGTCGCCCGCATAGAACAGAACCTTTTCCCATTGAGAACCCTGCGACTTATGAACGGTAATCGCATATCCAAAGTCGAACAAGCAACGATTACTCTTCGCAAAACGGCTTTGAGTGGCGAGTCCAAAGAATGGGTTTAGCGTAATACCAATAGAGAAATAATCATCTGGAGCATAGTCTGGCGCAAAGGTTACTTCTGCCCACTTATCAAATGCCCTGTCTAGGTGAGGCACGATTGCGGTAATCGTTCCTGTTGTGCCATTAGTAAGCGGTTCTCCACTGTTCTGACTGGCAACGTTCCAGTAATTTTTCAGACAAATTACTTTATCTCCAGATTGCGGATATGGTGTAGTGAAACCTAAAGACTTTCTGATTTCCGCATTGAAAGCGTCTTTTGTGCCGTTCTTGCAACACAGAATTTGGTCTGCCCACTTGAGAGCTTCTATTGTAAGGTCTTCTTTCTTTATTGTTCTAACCTCATTATCATTGATATTGCAAGAAACTGGTTTTCCAGCACATCTCAAATCTGTGGCAACATCTAATATTGAGCTACCATCTTTTTGTCTAAAGATTTCTGTCAATCGGACATCGGGGTTTCTTAATAGTTTATTTCCCTCGGTATCTTCAACTGGTGGCAACTGAGCATCGTCTCCTAGACAAAGAAGCGGTATATTATAAGATTTTAAATCGTCCATTAGTTTTTGTCCGACCATCGAAACTTCGTCTACTACAACAAGTTTCAAGTGAATAAGGTCAATAGGTTCTTTCTTATAGAAAACCATTTCGCCAGTTTTCTTATTGAAACGAGTTGAATAAATCAATTTATGAATTGTACTTGCGCCAACAAGCCCCTTTTCTCTTAGAACCCTTGCGGCCTTGCCTGTGAAGGCAACATAGGCGACTTGGAACGGGCGAATGCCGAGTTCCTCAATTATAAATGGAATTAAGGAGGTTTTACCCGTTCCCGCATTGGCGCAAATAGTAATAGTTTTTTTATCTGTCTTGTAGAGAGCGCAAATCTCCTTGATTGCGGCGAGCTGCTTCTCTGTAAGTTGTTCTTTTCTTAACATGTAAAATCTCCTTTCTTAGAAATTCCAATCTTCTCTCATGTCGTATGCTTTAATAAATAATTGCGGAGTTATTTTGTTGTTATAATTATTTAAATTTACTGTACCGATAATATCTAGCGTCTTTGATTGAGTGAAAGACGGCGCAAACTGATTTGCTTCTTCTTGATTTGAGCCGAACTTCATAAAAGTGCAATATGCTTTCTCTATTTTTAGGGTCGGCTTTTTGTTCGGAGATAGTAAAGTAGCTTCAAAAGCTCCTACTTTTACATTCTTAAAGACCACGTATGGTTCACTTAAGCCATTCCCCCAAAGTCCCTTTTCGCACACCTCTCCAAGCATCATCACGAAGCGATACGCTTTATCACTGTCGACTTCAGACATGTCCAATTCAAAATCTACTGGATATTCTTGAGTGAAATTCATATTCTCCCAAAGCTCATCCATCTTCTCAATAAGTTTATCTACCTTATCAGCAGAGATTGCGAAACCGAAAGCCGAAGCATGTCCTTGCGCAAACTCAACTAAACCAGTTTCTAACAAGGTTTCTCTAAAACTCTCAACTGGAGAATAACCGAAGTTTCTTCCAGACCCCGCAATGCGGTTCCCATCTACAACTCTCCCGACTAGCGTTGGCTGCTGATATTTAGAAGCCAGTTTGTTCGCAAGCAATCCCGCAATTTCGGGTTTAACCGTCTTCTCATCAACTTTTACGAATAATAATTTATGTTTTAGAAGCCCTTGTTCCTCAATCATTTTGTCGATTGCGGTCTGAGCCAATTTAACGGCGTCATCTTGGTGCTTCTTGACATTCTTACTATGTCTAACAACTCTCTCTACAAGAAGCTCATCTTGCCCCTTGGCACCCCGCTTATCACTTGGTACCATTACTGCCGCATTTCTATCGAGCATTGACGCAAAGAGTTCTCTCTTGTCTTCAATTTCGCCGAAGCGACAAACCGCATTGATGGTCGGCGCAACATACCACGCAACAGACATAGGAGTTACTTTATTATTCATTGAGTAAGCATTTGCTGCGCACATCGCCTTGAAGAAAGTGTTCCTAACATTTTTAAAGCCTTGTAGAATTAAGTATCTTGTTTCGTTTGAGCGCATATCCATTGCATCCGCAACGTTGCCAAGAGCCAAAAGGTCTAAGTAGTCATTCGCACAGTCTCTAACTTCTTGCGGATATGCAGAACAATAAGCACAAATAAATTTCCAAACAATTCCTGCTCCACTAAAAGCTTTATTACTATACTTTTCTGATAACTGGTTATTCACCACAATGGCATAAGGGTTCTCGCAGGACTCGTGGTGGTCTAATATAACCACTTTAATTCCTCTTTCAGACAACTCTTTACATTGCTCTACATCATTACTTCCTGCGTCCGCAAAGTAGACAAGCTCATAGCCTCCACTAATTATCTTATCCATGACCTCTGGCTGAAGTCCGTGAGTCTTGTCTGAGTGGACGTAATAATCAACCTCTTGCTTCAACTCTGTTTCTAGGAAATTTACAAGCATTGCCGCAGATGTAAAACCATCGGTATCACAGTCCACTAGAGTAAAGATTTTCTTTCCTAAATTATTATGAACTGTCTGACACGCTTCTAGCATGTTATTTAACTTATACGGGTCAATTAAACTCTCTTGCCCCACTTGGAAAAAAGTTTGCAACTCTTCTCCACTTATTTCCCTCGTCTTCAACAGTGAAGATATTGGGTTTTCTATATCATTGTCTCCCATTAACTTATATCTTATCATTGCGCTATAAACCTCTCCTTATACAACTGCAAGAACACATCTTTTCCCTTATCTGTTGGGGAGTCCTTGTATCCAAGACGATGCTCCTTGTCCATGATTACACTAAACTTTGCATACATATTATATCTCTTGATAAACTTATTTATCTTCGCCGCCCATGCTTTGCACTCGTCGTCTCCGAACTCTTGATATTGTCGGTCAAAAGCTATAACTATTTCATTAACCCCTAAATCAAGTAATTCATAGATTTGTGCATCCGTTATATTTGAGCCACAAACGGCCACTCCGATATTTCTATCGAGTATTTCTTCTAACTGCATTACAGACTTTTCTCCTTCAAAGAGTACCGCTACCCTTGTTGCGGCAATATTTACTCTGTTGAAGTTAAGTCCGTATAAATTATATCCAAGTGGATGGTTATACATAATTCCACCTGCCCACAAGGGGTGATACTTTCCAAAACGCTCTGCGGCTTCGGGGTCAAGAACTCTACTTCTTATTCCTACTAAATCACCATCTCCCGAAAAGTGAGGAATAATTATTTCCGCATTAGGTGGATAGTATCTAATCTTATATTTTTGTAAAGTCTTATAATGAATACCCTCTTTTTCCCAACCATCTATCCTAAAAGTTTTCATATTCTTTATAAGAAAATCTGGAAACACTTTCAACTTTGGGAAACGTGGAAGAGAGAAGTCGTGAATATCATCAATCGCTCGATACAATTCATTCTCTTCTTCTTGAGTAATCTCCATATCGAAACCTTGCTCCGCAAAGAATCGATATTCTATATATCTCTTCGCCGCATGGAAAGATAATTGCTCATTGTTCTGCATCTCATGCACTTTTTGCACCAACGAGAATATGTCAAATGTATCACAATGAGTATAACACTTAAATAAATGACTATCTTCATAATAATACAGTTTATGAGACCCCTCGTGCGGGTGATTATGACAAATAGTGTCCGCAATTATCCCCGTGCCCGCATAGTTTGGGTTGCCTCCCCACTCTGATAGCAAGCTAAAAATATCTTCTAAAGTTAATTTTTCTTTTATCTCTTGCGGAGTCATTTAACATCACCTATCTTTCTACTGTAATCTTCAATTCTGGAACTTGTACTAAAGTATAATCACTCTTTGTATAACAAATAGGATATACTCTACATGTTCCCAAGTCCATGTAACACCAAACCATTCCGTGCGCATATTCAGTACCACGACTCTTAATAATGTGCCAAATTGCATTTGGTTGCCTCTTTGATGACACTCTGCCCGCAAATTGTCGATACTTCTCCATATCTTCTTCTTTGGGCGGCGTGATAACTGCACTAAAGTCTGTTCTATCAATGATAGAGCTTGCGCCACGGATAACCGAAGCGTTAATCTCCTTATCTTGGTCGTTACCGCTTCTGTTTAACTGCGTACCAGACTCTACGAACACACCGTACTTATTTGCAATTTCTTTTAACTTAGAAGATAAGATAAACAACACTTGGTCTTCTCTTATCTTAACGCCACCTGCCGCACGACTGATTTCTCCAATCAACGACATGCTTGAGTGAATATAGTCAAAGAACGCATATGACACATCATTTTGGTCGATGTTTAATTTAATCGCCCTATCTACATCTTCTACGGTGAAGTCTGGCAAATATTCAAAATATAATGGAGCATCTTGTAAAAGCTCGGCCGCATGCTGAATGCGGGCCAACTCTTCAAATGTTGGAACTTCTCTTCTACTGATTTTCTTTTCATTTACCCCACTGATGAACGCTAAGCACATCAACATTACTTCATCTTTCTCTAGCTCTGTTGAGATGAAAAGAGTGCTTTCCCTAGTCGTTTGAGCTTTAACCCATTCTTCAGTTTCTTCATCATAATACTCGCCGACCGCAAGCATACAAGCCTGCCCCGCCATTGTACGAGACTTTCCGTAACCAGAACTTGCGGAAATTGTATAGAATTTCTTTAATCGAGTTCCTGCGGTAACAGTGTTTAGAATACCGAAGAACGATGGCAGTCCGATGTTCGGACTTTCCTCTACTCTTGTAAGTAGTTCTTGGACACCAAGACCAATCTTTTCGGCTTTCTCATACCCCTCAAACTTAAAGTCGTTAGCTATCTTCTCTAATTTAAGAGAGACCGCATCCATAATATCTTCTACTGTGGACTCGTCTAACCAAGACTCTTGGTTAGCCTTTTTATTCAAATCTTCAATATTATCTACATCATAGAAGTCTGATACATCGACACCATGACCATCATACATGCGCAAGAGACTAAACTTCTTCATGCGGCCATAGTAGTATTCTAATTTCTTGCCATCAGACGTTTCTGCGCATCTCTGTAAGAACTCCACACCACGTTTATTTTCAAAATTCTTCGCTTCTTCTGGATGAGAGTTTACTAAATAATTATATATATCTGTTGCTTCTATCTTCTTTAGCCCGTTCGCATATAAATTATTGATACTTATGAAGCAAACTTTAGACAGTCTTTCCGTAAAATCTTCTGCGCTGAAGTGGTACTTCTCTGTCTGTTCAAATAGCGCAGGCTCCTTTAGGAGAGCGCCTAAGACGACGATATTCGCCATATTATCTACTAACTGATTTTTCAATCTTATTCCTCCCCTCTAGCCGCCAAAGACATAGAAAGCTCTTTTACGACTTTCTCTGGTTTCTTTACTGGCTGTCTTATGGTTATTTCTATAACGGGCGTTTCTAATGGCTGACTATTTTGATTCTCAATCAACCATAATTGATAATAATAATTCTTGGCTTCTTCCCAAATATAAGGAAGTATCCCCAAATTTTGGTCTATGCCGGGTTTCCCCTTTTTTATTTCTATAAAATATCTAAAAGCTTTTTCCATTCCAGAGTAGGAATACCCCGCATTCTCGTGGAAACGCTTTGCTTGAGTATATACGGCAGGAGAAACCCTTTCCGCATTATATACTTGTTTAACATACTCAAAAAGGCTATCTTTATCCAACTCTTCTTGCGGAATTGCCTCTTCATAGCACGATTTGTGATAATAGCGTCTTTTATAGTAAACGCACTCTTCTGTCGTGCGGTCGAAGAACTGTCCGCAATGTGGACATTTAACTCTTGCTATAAGACACCACCTCACTTATATATTTATTATATCATATTTTTCAAAAGAAGTCAATAAAAAGGGGTATTATGCTACCCCTTTGAACTTCTCCTGTAAAGCAGTTCTAATAAGTTTCAACTGGTCAATTTGCGCTTCTGTTGCTTCAGATACCTTGCGGTCTTTTCCGAGATACTCTTCAACAATCTGAGTAATTTGAGCAAACTTCTCTCCCTGTTCTTCAACAGTTGCAGAGGAAGACATTATGTTTCTCATAATATTCATAACTTCACCTTTTAACGGCAAGAAGTCCACTTCTTCTACTGCGTAATCATTGACCTTTGCTTCTGTTACTGCTGAACCACTTTCTTCTGCTTCTTTCTTTACGGCTTCTCCAATCGCCGTAACCAGCGCCTTGTAAGTTAGAGGAATTTCCTCTGGCATGTACTTAAAGCGAGAACCAGCTTCCCAATAAGGAGTTTGACGCAAGTGCGCAATATGCTGATACTGGTTTTCTGTATCTAAAACCACTTCTGCGTAGATATAGTTATCTACAAGACGTGTAACGATATTCTTTGGACGCTTCGTTAGAGTCGGAGTAGCACTCTTAACTCCACTATCGTCGTCAGACCCTACAAACTGCGCATGGGAAACCATAACTAAACCGTATCCCATCTGCACGATAGAGCGAAGTTTGCTGTCAAGCTCTGTACCATACATCTTATAGCCTGCGCCGTATGGAATGTCCGCAAGAGTATCTTTACCCTCTCTTGCACAGATATAGGCTTCACAATAGTCCGCAAGAATATCAATAATATCAATAGCGATAACTTCATACGGCATATCAAACTCGTCTCCTCGAGCCTTGGCCGCAGTTTCTTGCTGCTTCAACTGCTTCAACTGACTTAATACTTGTAGGAATTCTCCCCAACTGTTGATTGGAAGAGCCATGATGCCACTGATTGCACCATATCCTTTCTCTGTTGCCAATACCAAGCACTTTGGAAAGCGAGAGACAAGAGTCGTCTTCCCACTCTTAGGTGCGCCGTAAATTAGAGTGGAATAGCTCCCTGCGTTGGTACTAACAACGTTAGGTTTTACTGATAAAATATCTATTGCCATCTAATCACCCCTCTTAGAAATCGAAATCGCTACCAGAACTCTTCACAACTGGCGCTGCAGCAGCTTTAGGAGCTGATTGCTTGCCTGAGGCGTCCTTATCTTTTGCACGGTTTAGAGAATCTAAGATTTGAGCTTCACGGTTGTTCTTGAAAGCCTTTTCCTCTTCCTCTGTAAATTCTACTGGAATTGCTGGTGTAGCACCAGTAATCAAGATTTGGAAAATCTTCTTAGGTGCGGTTACTTTTGCGGCTTCTCCGAAAGCCATTTCTGAATTTGGAGCTTCTTCAACCTCAATAACTTGATTTACGAAACGTCCGCTTAAAGTTGTCTTGCTCTTTGGAGGGAAGCCTTCAAGAGCGTTAATTCCTAATGGGTTGTCGATAGAGAAGCGAACTGGGTAGAAGTAGTTACGGTAATCGTCATAAGCACGAGCTGTTACCGTAGCGGTGCCCTTATCGGTACCGTCTTCTAAGATATCACGAGTAATTCCCGTGAATAATACGTCAACGTTAAAACCAATGTATGGCTTAGCGTTTGAGTCAATATGTAAGAATGAACCACGAATCTGTGTTAATTCATGTAAATCGTATTCAGAAGAATTCTGCTTCTTTGTATGATACATACGATTAGATAAATCGCCGTCAATACGAACAGACCATGCGGCGTCGCCAGATTTCGTGCTTCATGATTTGTTTTAATGCTTCATATGTTGAGTTTGCTTTACCTGACTTATAAGTTGGTGATTGCGGCGCAAAGTTTACCTCAACAGTGTTCTGAGTTTTTTCATCGGTCAATACGATAACGGAACCAGAAATACGACCCTCTTTGTCCGTCTTTAGTCCGAAACGACCTAAGCCGAATAACTTACCACTAACTGCTACTTCATTCTTAAATTTTACGTTCATTTTTATCCTCTGTCCTTTCTATTTTGATTGTTTTTAGATAAGTTAAGGGGCATGGCGCCCCTTACTTTCTATCTCTTCTTTTTTGTAGATTAAGCTACGTGGAAGATGCCGTTAGCGCCTAAGTCTGTTAATGAAACGAACTTAACAGTCTTCTTCTTAGCCTTGCCTTCAGCGTCAGTAACTTCTACTTCTACGCCTTCAGAGCGAACTACTAAACCACGCTTAACTAAACCGTTGATTACTAAGTTAACTCCAGACTTATGACCACGAGTGTCAGCCTTTCCTAACTTTTCTGCAACTTCTACATAAGTGTAATCACCACTTAATGCACGCATTGCCATTAACACGTCATACTGATTCTGTGTTAAAGCTGTTAAATCTTTTTCTACTACTTTCTTTTCTGCCATTTTACAATTTCTCCTTTACAATTTTATTTGTTTAGTGGCGTAAAGCTCTTTTGCTTTACATATATATTATATCAGATAAGAAATATTTTGTCAAGTGAATTCCGTAAAATTTTTATATTTTTAGAAAAAGGACTACTTGAGTTACCAAACTCGACCAGATGTATTTCCTTATCTGTATATATATTATATCTTATATTTTTATAAAAGTCAAATATTATTTCTTGAAAACCTCAGACCATTGACACTCTTGAGCATCCTTGTCGTCTCTAAAACGAACTAAAACAGGATGTCTTAAAGCGCTGTCTAAAATTTCCATTGCGGAAAGTTCAACAACTTTTCCAATGTACTTCTCTGGGTTCTGTGCAGAGTCTTCTCTTAACTTGTCATTAAACCCAGAAGATACTGTGCCAATTCCGCAAAGTGCGCCATCTTTATATAGCCCCACATTCATAGCCATATTCCAACCATAGAACGCAGCTCTTGTTACTGGAGTCAAGCCATCTATGCTAATGTCTTTCTTGTATCCTTGATAGAATTTGCCGCCAGCATCTCTCCAGAACTGCCAAGAGTCAGAATACTCTCCGTTGTAATCAATAGAAGCCGGCTCAAAGCCCATACAAACTGCATCTATTGTTGCTTCTTTTTTAATCTTAATTGCGGAATAGGCTGGTCTCTTGCCAAACTCATATTTCCAATCGAGGTTCTTTAAAACAATTCCCTCGCCACCGGCCGCAACAATCTCCTCAAAGACCTCAAATTTATTGTCGCCTTTGAGATTTTCTGCGAACTGAACAAAGTCTGAATGAACGATTTCCGCAAGCTTCTGAACATACTTGTATCTTTCAGAATATGGCTTATCTGTTAAATCTTCGCCCGCATATGCAACTACATCATGGACAAAGTAATTTAACTTGCCCGCTTCTTCTTGGAGTCTAACACACTTTGCGGGCAAGCTTCCCATAAAGTGAGTTACGTCCTTAGCCGTATCTGAAATGTGTCCAGTCCAAATTTCACCGACGATAGAAGTTCCCTTTGGCACATCGGCGAACGCCGCAATAATATGAGGAACGTTAGCACTCTTTTCTGTCGGCAAGCCATTCTTTTTGCTTACTGTGCGGCCAAAGAGATAATTGTGGTTTTCCGTAATGTTTAAATTATACCAAGACCCGTCAATCTTTTGCTGAGCAACATACTTTGGGTCTGTGCAAACATCTTCTAGTGTAATGCCCCTAGTGCCGGGGAGGTAGCCTATCTTCATGGCTTTGAATGGACTACCCTCTGGGAACACCTTTTCTACTTCTTGTTCTGTAAAATCTAAATTATGTTTGAAAATCATTTCGTTCCTCCTTTAACTATAGTGATTTGTTTGCCTGCCGCAAGTTTTTTAATGGCTTTAGTACCCTTTGTATTACGACTAGTGCAAGATGGTACTGCTACTTTATACTTCTGTTCGCCATCTGATAGAGATAACTGCTTCGCATTTACAACAACTCCAACGATATAATCACCATCGGAAAGTTTGCCCGTTGCCGCAGAAGCACTTGATAGATACTCGCTACCAAGAGAAGACTTAATAAGGTTATTACGAGTAACCATAGTAACAATATCGGTCTCCTTTAGTTTCGTCACTAAATGAACCTTGTTAATTTTCTTATTCTTGAAGTATTTACTGTAGTCTTCAACAGAAGACTTAATCTTCTCTGCTTTTAGTTTATGGCACATCTCATCCGCAAAGATTTGGATATATTCATCACTCTTGCAGGTGAAAGTTGTTGTTCCTGCTGGTTTAACTCCAGTATAAGTTCTGATTGAACCGTTTGGATATACTGCAATATTTAGTGTTGTAATGACTTTTTCTTTCTTCTTGACCTCAAAGACTCTGTCTTCTAACTTTGTGCGTCGAGCATCGCCCTATTTACTCTTGATGTCTCCTACCATTTTAGCAATCTCTTGAGACTGTCTCTCCTCACTTGAGAGAATATCTTGCAAGTCTTTGATTTTCTCTTCCATCTCTTTTAGTTCACCACGGAGTTCGTCTCCATCAAGTTTTGTTAATCTTGATAATTTCATTTCTAATACTGCTAAAGATTGCTCATTAGAAATACCAAACTCCTTCTCGAGTGCGGTTGCGGCGCTCTTCTTGTCTGGAGAACTCTTGATTAGAGAGATTGCTTTGTCGATATTTGATAGAATAAGGACAAGTCCTTCTACGATATGCTTCTTCTTAGAAATTTTCTCTAAATCAAATTGAGAAGCTCTCTTAAGGACATCTACTTGGTGATTGAAGTAAATTTCAATCAAGTCTCTCATTGAACACATCTTAGGCGTACCGTTAACAACGAAGTTCATATTATAACCGATAGTTGTCTGTAGGTCGCATGAAGAGAAGATTGCAGCGAGGGCGTCTTCTTCTGATACTCCTGCCCGCATGGTGAAGACGATTTCAATACCGTCTACGTTTGAGTAGTCCTCAAAGTCTGTGATGTACTTCTCAACAATATCAATCTTCTTTAGGATTTGCTCTCTGATTGAGCTTCTATATGTTCCGTATGGGATAGAAGTAAATATAATATTTCTTCCCTCAACATGATAATCGCCAATAATCTTTACCGTTTTGACAGTTCTTCCAGTTAAAATTCCTCTTTGGGCGTCAGTTTTATTTAAAATCGTGCCGCCGCATGGAAAGTCTGGAGCTGGAATGCAAGAGATTAACTCTTCATCGGAAATCGTTTTTCCATTCTCGATATACTTCAGAATGGCGTTGCAAACTTCCGTTAAATTGTGTGGAAGTGTCTTTGCCGCAAAGCCAACTCCGATACCCGATGCACCATTTACCATTGCATTTGGAAATGCAGATGGTAAAACAACTGGCTGCATATCTTCATTCGTGTAAGTTGGAATGAAATCTACTCCATTCTTCTTGGCGTTAACTGCCATCAACTCTGCATATACAGAGTTCTTACATTCTGTATAACGAGCTGCTGAGAACATGTCTGCATCTTCTAGTGTTCCTAAACTTCCCTTACCGACAATAAGAGGATATCTCATCATAAACGGAAGAGATAAGTTCCTTAAAACGTCATACAGGGCAGAGTCTCCATGCTCATATGCATAAGACAGCGTAGAGCCTACGACTGATTGACTTTTCTTTGTACTTCCTGTTGATTTTAATTTTAAGAGGTCTAGCATGTTCCATAATAATTGTCTTTGAGAGAGCAAAAGACCATCTTTTGCATCTCTCAAGGCACGTTCTAAAAGAATAGGCTTCGCATACCCAAGGAACCATTCCTTATTTTTATCTAATAGTTCAACTTCTGTTACTCTTTCTGACATTCCTACTCCCCTTTCATAAAGTCTGCTTCTGTATATAAGAAATCTTTTCGGAGTTCTGCTTCTTTTCCTACGAAGATTTCTAATTGCTCATCAATTTCTTTATCATTTTTTACTTTTAATTGTTCGTAGTTACGAACATCGAAGCATAGACGCTTCAAATCTGCGGCGTCTAATTCTCCTACGTGTTTCCTCCGTTGTCGCCAACGGCACTGACCATTTCTTCTCTTGATGAATAAGAGATTATTATTTCGGGATACGTGCTAATAGCACCCCTACTCTCCGACAAAGGAGATGGTCGATACAGGTTGTATATATTATTCTATTGTGATAAAATGAGCTTCTTCTTCGTCTGGAGTTCTTCCTGCTGGCTTATTGCTATTAAGAAGTCTAGCTAGTGTTGTGGCACCGCATCCGCTCCACCTTGCTGCGGCAGAGATAGACGGGAAAATTTTACCAGTCTCCAAGTTCTTTACGGCTCGGCCTCTAGTCCTTATCTTTTCAGAAGATTCTGGACAATTTATATATTTTTGAATTGTTCCATAGTCTCTTTTATGCTCTTTGGAAATTTCTGAAATCGTCTTTCCCTTACGGTAATCTTCTAGTATTTCAAATATTTCCTGTTCTGTGAGCTTATTCTTTTGACTTAGATTATGTTTTACTCCACAAGAATATCTTCTATGCCACTGTTTATTCTCTTCAGTGTAAACTTCTTGAGAGATGTTTTTCCACGTGTCATTTCTCCATACTTTTTGGAGACCTCTTTTTGAAATCCCCAAATCTTTATATTTTTCATAAACGACTCTGAAAGGAATATGTTCGGAATAAAGCTTCCTTATTTGAATAACGTCAGCTTCTTTTAGAATAGCCTTGGGGTGTTTTTCACCTCTTAATGATTTGCCGCCAAGCGTGCTATTATACCCCTTCTCATAAGACTCTTCTTTCTCAATCCATTCTCTTTCTTTATCGTCTAATTCAAAAGTAGAACACTCTTCAACGATTATCATTTTAAAATGTTCTTGTCCATATTTACGGATAGCAGAATCTATTACCGTATTTGCTCGATGAGCAGCCTCATATAGGTGCCCCTTCCACCGAGTCTCACAATCAATACTCTGTCCAACATAAATTCGAGAATTTATATCGTTTATAATTTTATAAATACCTATTGTCATATATATACCTCCCACGAGACTTTCTACTAGAGAAGACCCTCGTTAGCCAAGCAGATAGCCTGACCCCCCACAGCAATGGGGAAAAATAATTAAGGGCTCGGATATTCTTACCCTTTGTTTCTTGAAACTTTCATCTTAGAAACATCCTTGCCTTTCATAAAGGCTTCTTTTTCCAAATCATTATATAAATAATGTTCTTTATTATTATACACTATAACATATAGAGGTGTCAATGCTCTATATAATCGACCTTCTGTAACGATTGGTCGCATGTACTTCCAGAAGAACGCCACCATTAGTTGCGTAATTTGGTCTCCACTGTAGTCGGCATCCGCAGTAATTACAATTCTGTGGAACTTCATTTTTTTAATATCGAAGCTCTTACCATACCCTGCGCCGATGGAGCGAATAAGACTTGCAATTTCTTCGTTTGCCAAAATTCTATCTTCTGAAGCTGTCCATGTGTTTAACGGAACACCTCTGAGCATTTGGATTGCTTGAGTCTTCGGGTCTCTTGCCTCTGATGCGGAAGCCCCGGCCGACATCCCCTCAACTAGGAGCAATTCCCTGTCTTTTGGATTTTTGTTCTGACAATCTATAAACTTCTTGCTTCCTTGCAACTTCTCCTTAAGTGTCTTTGGAGTCGTCGCAATCCCCGCCTTCTTCTCAACGGCTGCTCTAGCTTTTTTTGCCGCCGCCACCGCCCTTCTTGCAAGGA